AAATAAACAAAATTACTGCATCTACAGATTATACTGTAAGCGAAGCAGGCGATGACAGTATTATTGGTGGCTCTGTGTTCCATTCTGATATGGAAAAAGACATTATCGAGCTTTGGGATAAAGGTCTTGAAAGATATGCAGAGGGTAAACTTGAAGAAATTAATGAAGCATACTTAGACATCGAGTACGGTGATATACCAGAAGCCAAGCTGTCAGACGTAGTGTTATCGCTTCGCCAAGCAAACTCATTTACTCCTGAGAAGATGGAGAAGATTAAAAACTTCAAGCAAAAAGTAAGACGCGTTACTAATCTCAATAGAGCTAAATTTGCAAAAACAATGCAAACTATTATGCAAGATCAAGGCAAGGTAAATGCCAGAGAGTTTGCAGGAGAAGTAACGAAAGCTACTAAAGGTAATGATCTAAACAATTATTCACTTGCCGAAGCTCTTAGCGAGTACCGTCGTCAAATAGGTAAAGATGGCAAGCCAACAGAGTTTGGTAAAAAACTATCTAACAGGGTTAAGCATCTTGTTAATACCGAAACCAAAGACGTGACGCTTACCGAAGAAGAGCAATTAATCTTTAATAAAATGCAATCCAAAGAAAAAACGGGCGGCAATCAAGGCACAGCAATTTCTGTGCAGCAACCACAAATAACTCTTGGTCTTGCTATGTCAGCAGACGGTGATGTTATAAAAGGTTTCGGTGCGTCTGCCGAGCAGGCAACTAACATCTTAAAACATTTAATACGAACCAGAAAGCAGAATAGAAAGGCTCGACAGTCTACTCCTGTAAGTAATGCGATTATAATAGAGCAAGCACAGGATATGGGTACGTCTTTTGAAAACGGCATACCATCTAACGCTACAATAAAAATGCGTGAGTATCTCCGAGGGATTACACATAGAAGTAACGATACCGAACTTGCTGCAAGAACAATTACAGCAAGGATGGCTCGACTTGGTTCGGAAAGTTTACCGCAATCTGTAGACGCAAATTCGTATTCTTCGTACAGAAAGGCCGTACGAACGGCAGCGACAAATTTGCGACGAAGCGATGATGTTACGCAAGCTGTTACGTTCGTAGGCGAAGCCCTGTATTCAAGTAATGTGGTTACACATTCTACGAGAAATGTATTATCTAAGGCATCTCAAGTACTTAACATACCGCCAGAAAAACTTTTTGCTGATACACTTGCTGAAGTAAACGACATTAATTCAAGCAAGCCACAGCTAAAATCCATTTCTAGAATAATGGAAGGTGAAGATGCAGACTTGTTTGACGACTTCTTAGAAGAGCTAGAGCAAGACGCATCTGAAGCTGCTGGGTATGTACTTAACGGTATGATAAACAGCCCTATTGCAAGAGAAAGATTTACTGGTATTACAGCTTACGGAGATTTAATAGGCAGCGCCAACCCATCAAAAGGAAGCCCTCGAACTAGGTACAATGATAGAGTACCAGCAGAGTTTGCTGAAGATTTTTCTTACGACATAATTGCAGATTACACTACTGCTGGACATGCAGCCGTACGAGAGTTTACGGGTGGAACTATAATACCGTTCTACCGTGATGGTGTAAAAGATGGTGTGTTCGGCTCTGGTCAGTACGTTAGTAGAGCGCCAAGCAATACAATAGAAAATGTCAGGGAAGCTCTAATATCTTCTGCACCAGCCGACAAGAAAGACGACGCAATCGATCTGGTCGATCAGATTGGTTTAGCAAGATCAAAAATTAATATGGCTCGAATGGACAATACATCGTCGTCAGCTCACATAGACAAGCTATACACTATGGATGACCTCCTTACGGAAGAGTTACAGAACTTAGGTGTAGAAGTATCTACTACTGTAGAGCCTGTTTTTATACGAGACACAGCTCCTGCTATTTTTACAGATAACATGGCAGGGTCAGACGATCTTATTACTACATTAATAGGGCAGATGAGATCGCTAGGCAAAAACAGAGAAGCCAACGAACTTGATGCAATAACGGGTATACATTCTGGCGAACAGATGGCGCGTAGAGTTATTGGCATTATGGGCGGTGTTCGTAAGTTTAAGAAGTCAATGCAAAGTGCTGGTTTTACTAGCGTAAATCTTGGTGACGTCAAAATGATGCTGACGAACAAAAGCGTTCGTAACCTACGAAGCGATGTGTTTGAAGCAGCTACTCCTGTTATTGGTGAGGGTTCTCAGCAACACTCAATCAATGGTCGAATAATCCAAGCCGTTGAAGGCGACAATGCAATACGCGTTATTAGTCAGGCAGCAGGCGAACTGGAAGAAGCTGGCGTTCCTGCTCGTACACTTGAAGCAATGATATCAGTTGCCAGGGGCAGAGGTATGCCGTCTGAAGCAGCAGCCGAGATACGTAAATCAAACATTTATCTTCCTTGGAAAACAAACTCAAAAATAATGGATCGTTCGGGCATTTCAAACCTTGCCAATTTCTTCGAGCCTAAAGATGGAAGTGGCGGTCACTTCGAGCGAACAAACGCGAAGATGGGTAAGTTTATTATACCGCTTACAAAAATGCTAAAAGAATTACCTGATAGTAAAAACAAGCTCGCAAACTACTGGCGAACGGGGCCGCAAATGATGGCTGAAAGCGCAATGGGCGCAATGGGTATCAACCCAAAACGTCGTATGACACAGCCTGCTAGTCATTTGCGTATTATCAGTGCGTTACGAGATGTAAATAAAGTTGGCGAACTAGACCCTTCAGAAAGGATTACATATGACCATGTACGTGGTTATCTTGACGAAGCTACTGGTCGATTGCGTGCATCTGGTGCTCTTGTTGGTAACTTAAAGAAAAACTATTTTCCACAAATATGGCGCAAGGACTTGATCCAAGCTGACCCAGAGGAGTTTGTTCGCAGACTTAAAAAATATTTCTTGGCAGAAAGAAACGGGACAGGCGAAGCAGCCAAAGCAGAAGCATCTGCTCGACGCGTACTACAAAGGCTTATTGATGAAGATGGTGTGTTCTCTAACCCAGCGCAGAACTTCAAACGTAATGCTGATAAAGCAGGAGATCAGTCAGATCACTTAGACTACACAAGACTTATACGTCTTGATGAGTTCCCAGAGTTTGCTGATATGGATGTACCTGACAGCTTGGGCGTGTTTTTAGAGAATGACTTGCTCGTTGCTATGACTAAATACAGTGACAACTTAGAGCATCGTATAGACATATCAGAAAAATTTGGAGTAGGTGCACATGGATACCATGATTACATGGCTATCTTATCTCAGCCTATGAACGCTAGACAGGTGATTGGCAAGTTGCTTTCTAGCAATAAAATAATCACAACTAATTGGACGCGTTCTGGTATGACAGATCACGGCACCAAATCACAGACGTTTAGAAATGATGTCTTTTACGCTCCAATAAAAAATAAGTTTGAGGCAGAACAAAAAGCTCAACAGCTTATTGATATGGCACAAGACGGTAGATCGGCACCTGAGATAGAAGCTAACATTATGGAGCTTCTTGGAGATCAGCTAAACGACAACCCAGACGCAGAAGTTTTACGTAATAACTTTAAGAAAAGAGCTGCTGCAATAGCCAATGCGTTAGGTGACACAAAAGGTCTGATGGAGGTGCCATCAAATAGAAACTTACAGCACGCACAAGGGTTTATGAACTCTGCAATGCGACGACCTATCGATGGAGTGCACGGAACATTCTCTATGCGTAATGCCTCGAAATGGTTGCGTGGAGTAAATGCGGTTACACTGCTTGGGTTCACAACTCTAACGTCTCTTGGCGACTTAATACTTCCGTTGATACGAACGGGTGACACGGGTGCGTATATTAAATCTCTTCGTAAGTTTGCGACTGACCCAGAGTATCGAGATATGATCCGTAACATTGGCGCTGCTACAGAAAACGCAGTACATCAAAGACTTACGGTAGCTCATGGTGTAGACAGTACGCAGTTTATGACTGGCTTTTTTAACGCTACGCTACTTACTCCCTGGACTGACATGATGAGAGATGTGGCTGCTGCCGTATCGTACGAACACGTAAAAGCCCAGCATAGGATTTTGAGAAACCGTCCGAACTCTAGAGCTGGTCGGATTGCTAGACGTATACTAAACGAAGAGGGTCTATCTGAGTTAGTACAAGATCAGTCACTCGATTTAGATATGATAATGGAAAGTCGTTTTACAAATAACGAACATCCGTTGGCTGATAAAGTTTCTTCTTCTATGATTAAACTAACAAACCAAATGATCTTCACGCCTAACCCAAATGACATACCTTTGTGGGCACAAACACCGTTAGGAGCAATTGCGTTTCAGTTGAAGTCTTATCCTTTGATGATGACACGACTAATAAATACAGTAGCTGGCGAAGCGTTTAGAGGTAACACTCCTGCTGAACGTGGTGCTAACTTTGTAAAAGCCTTCGTAGGGCAAAGCGATAACAGACTTGCGCCACTGGCTGCACTTCTAGTTGCTGGCCCTGCAATGGGTGGCGTAGCTGTCGGTACGAAAGACATCATTCAAGGTCGTGGCGGCGAAGATAATAGAGAGTTTAAATTGCGTGAACGAAAACTCTCTGAAACACTTACCACTGCCTTTGAAGAAAACGAAGATATGGACATGCTTATGGGTTGGTACTTCGATGGTATGATGGCTTTAGGCGGTCTAGGCTTAATGGGTGAGTTGGCGTACGACATAGCCTCACAAGCCGATAACGGTGCGTACGGAGCACAGAGAAACCTAGAAACACTCGGTGGCCCGACAGTTGGTTTATTCAACGACGCTACGACTGTGCTTCAAGGTGCCCGATCATGGTGGGATCAAGACGATACCAACGGAGAAAAGAGAGCAGCAGTTCGAGAAATAGTCGGACGAGTACCAGTACTAGGCGGCGTGTCTTGGGCTAAAGAAGGTATTGTCGATGCTGTTGCAGGAGAGCGCAGCAAAAAAGGCGGCAGCAAATCAGGATGGGGTAACGGTTGGGGTAGTTAGTCGTTAGTGTCTATACCCCGATCCACAGCAATAGCTTCCCACCCAGTTCCTACGTAGCCTGCAATATCTGCCCAACTATCGAACTTATCGGGTGATGTGGTCATGCGTGAAAGTTTCACGATAATCATTATCATTGCCACATGCTCAACACGTACGCGCTCACCATCCTTGAGGATGCTTCGTAGTATAGCCGTTATCATCGCAGCTATATCAGAAAAGTTATCGTACGGCTCGCCATATTCTTGGTTGCGGTCAGTGTTAATTAATCTTTTGCCCTCATCCAAAGGAAGGTCGCGCAGCTTAGACATTCTTGGCGTATCCCATTCTCATCAAATCAATTTCCAGTTCTGTCGCTCTGCATTTGAGATCAACTAAACGCTCTTTCTCATGCCTTAATTTTGTTTTGGCACGATGAATATCGTCCAAGTCCGTCATATCTAAAGCGTCTAGTCTTTCGTAGATACTTTCGATCTCCGCTTCTTTTCTTATTATGCCCTGCCGTGCATCACTCAGTTCGTTAAATGTATCCATCATTATACTTTCTCGGTTGGCCTAAACATTTCATACTTGTCACAAGGGTCAGTACACTCTCGATTGTCTAGCTTGCATGTCCACCCACCATCTTTATTCGCAAAACTATTCTTACAGAAACGACAGGCAGGACTAACATCTGGGACTTCCCAACAACTTTCCCTCTTGAAGCACGACTTGCATCTCCAATCTTCGGGCGCTGTAGCAACGCGTCCTGCCTGCCCATCGAGTGCTGCTTGTATCTTGACGTACATTTCGTCCCATTCTTCTTGGTCGAATGAAACTATTTCACAATGATATTGAGAGTTATTTTTATTGTACGAAACAAACAAACTGCGCTCGATCCTAAACATCGCCATCATCATCTGCATTTGCCGATAATATTTTCGATGGGATGCCTTAACTCCGACTGACATAAATTTCTTAAAGTTGGCATCGTTCATTGATTTGATCTCTAGGATTGCTTGACCCGAACCATCTTCGAAATCTACAAGTCCATCTGAGTTACAAACCACATGACCGCTTAACCATTCCTTCCTATGCTGACGACCAGTCATATCGTCTTTCTCGTACACCCTTAGATCAGCCCTTCGTTTTAGGTCATACACAACCCAATCCTCGATCTTGTGTCCTGCAAAAAAAATACGTGCGAGTTGTGGATCTATATTGACGTCAGGAAAACCACGAAGAGACAGAGACATTTGCGCTACGCAATCTGTCCCTGCCATGCTCGCGCCGATGTAACACCGCGCCTCTCCTCGATCTTCTTGTTCGTACCCATGATCTATAGCGTCAAGAACGCTCTGGGCTAGTGGGTGTACTGGGTGCATTAGAATGGTATTTCATCATCCATAGGCGCTGATGTGCCAGAGTTTTCTTTTTCTTTTGGTGTAAAGAAATAAGAAACCTTCGACTGAGTTTTACCCATGTACTCTTCGTTCTTCACATTAATGCCGACAGTCTTACCTTTTAAGTAAGATGGGTTAGGCGCTTCCTGACCATCGTGACCTACCATTAAAAGCAACTCTTTAAGCTGCTTCTTACCTACTTCAGTAGCCTTTGGTGATCCACCGTGATACACGTAAATCCACTGGCGAATATTGCCATCCGAATTTTCGTAAGAGAGAACAAGACGCGCAGTGTTTTTACTATCGTCTTTCTCAACAGCAGCATCACTTATCTTAACAACGTGCCGACCAACACCTAATATTTTATTAGTGTTTACCTCGACATCAGACAAGTCCATGCCTTCTAGTCCCATGAAATCACTCATTTACTGTACTCCTCTTTTTGTACTCATCATCTTTCATGTAAATTATATCCAATAACTTGGTGACATCGTGCTCGCTCTCGAACGGAGCTAGACGACGGTTGGGGTCACGAACCTTGCCGTACCAACCACCCACTTGTTCAGTTACCAAGTACCTTTGAACGCTAATCTTTCCGTTCTGGTCGTTAGTCTTTCGAAGCAACGCAAACACATTATCGAATAACGCAGGCAACAGCTCCGAAATCTTAGCTTGGTTCATCATAGGCCAGTACATTGTAGTGCCGTTATCATCAGACTTCGCAGTAGCGAGAGCCATCATGACAACGTGCATATCTAAATCTCTTACCCACTTGAGCGCAGCAGTTATCTCTCGCCCATAGGTACTCCAAAGATCGTAACCGTTTGCTTTACCTTCTTGTGCTTTCTCAACTTCTGCAAAACATCTTTGCGAAAGCTCGGTCACACTGTCTATCGCGAGCCACTGGTACTTCTCTTTCTTAAACTCATCTGAAGCAATGTACTGCATCAACTGTTTAAAAGAATAAGTGCCCTCTCTTTTAGGCTCTGCTTTAAACGTACTGAAGGGAAGGTAATCTATTTCCATATCAGAGATAGACGAAAGCCCACCCTCGCCTGATAGAATGATCCCCTTCCCATATCGTTTGGCGTAATTCGCACACTGGGTAGTCTTACCCGATCCGTGTGGCCCATACACCAAGCTCTTCGACTTGCTACTAACAGTAGCATCCGTTGTTTTTAATGGTGTTATCTTCATGATTGAACCTTGATTGTTGGTGAGCCGCATTGAATAGTCAGTGCTTTCTTCAGCACCTCTCTCACGTTGTCGGGGGCGGCTTCGTATTTTTTCCGATCAACGAGAAAACTTTGTGATACACATTCGGGAAGTCCAGATACTTCGTAGGTATCTTTCAACAACTTCTTATCCCACGTCCATTTCTCTGGTATCTTAATCATCAGAGTACGTCCGTCGTCCATTTCGATAGGGTATTCTCCTGCCTCTTGGGGTAGATCAGAGAGCAATATTTCTTTAAGATAGTCTATGTTATCCTTCAGATGCTCAAGTTTTGCGAGGGTATCTACATACTGTGCAGCGTGTTCGCGTAGCCGATCTTGTTTTGGGTGAGTAGGAATAGATATACGGACGTCACCGAATATAATGTCATCTTCCATGAACTTGATCCTTGAATTTTATCGATCTTAGTACAGATCAAAGGTTGTGTTTCAGTATCGTATATGATACATCCCACTACATTGCAAGAGGAAAACAAAAAAAATGCACTTCGACATACAAAAATTAATTGATGACTTGGGTGGCGCACCGTACGTAGCTAAGTCATTAGGTATCTGTCGTACGACCCCATATGGTTGGGTACGCAGAGATTTTGTTTCCTCCACTTACCTTTCAAAAATCAAACAGGTTTGGCCTACGCTCGACCTCGATCAATATTTCACGGAGGAAATGAATGAACACATTGGACGCAGCACTAGAGTATCTGGATCGAGGATGGCTACCGATACCAATCGCACAGGATACTAAGCAGCCTACGGAAAAGTGGGGTGTCTATGTTGACGAAAAGAGATTACCGACAGAAGAAGAAGTAATTTCGTGGTGGAAAAGATCACCAGATGCTAATGTTGCTATTGCTTCATGCGAACTAAGCGGCCTCGTCATTGTCGATTGTGATAATGATGAGGCTCTTAAAGCAGCAGAAAAGTATGGCCTTACTAAAACGCCAATACAAGTAAAGACAAAACGTGGTCGTCACTTCTACTTCGAATATCCAAGCGGATCAGGTTGGATAAAAAATAGAGCAGGCTCTACAACTGATGGTAGTGAATGGCCTCAGATCGACGGCTTAGATTTGCGTGGGTCAAAAGGTTATTGTCTTGCACCACCATCTAAGAATTACGAATGGGTTATATCAGAGGGCACTGACTTCGATGATATGCCTGTATATACACCGCCTCGATACACAGTTCAGAAGTCTAGTAATGTAATAGACATCAGCCAATTTCGTCTAGAAGGCATGAACCTTAACGACGTGTATGTAGAGAAACCTATCTGGCAGCGCACCGCAGAGTTAGTTGCAAAGGTGGGTAAGCTACCTGACGGTGGTGGTAACGGCAGAGACGACAGACTTTATAAGTATATATGCTCACTTGCTGGACAGGGAGAGAGGGGTGCAGAGCTAGAGTTCGGTGCTTACTCTTTTATGAATGAGTTTTTCCAAAATCATATCGACGAGAAAAAAGTTCGCCAGATGTGTGAAAGGGCAGAGCAAGCTGAGATCCGTAAGGGTAATATAGTAGAGGTTAAACAGCCAGAGCCTAGCGTATTCAAACCAATTACTACTGATAGCTTAGAAGAGTTACAGAAGTACGTGGATAATATGAAGTTCTTTATTGATCCGATTGTCCCAACAACAGGCACGATTGTTCAAGTGTTTGGGTACAGTGGACATGGTAAGTCTATGTTCGTACGTAATCTTCTGTACGCAGCGTGTTCTGGGCAATATCGTTTCGGGCCGTTTGATCTGAACGAGAGATCGAAAGTTTTGTATTTCGACTTTGAGAACAGCAGAGCTAACATCGCTAAGTTTCTTGATAGATCGCGTCGTTCGTACGGAGATGCAGCCGATGACTTTATGATCTGGGCACCGTTCCATGACCAACGTGATATGAACCTTATGAACGAAACAGGTATCAAAAACTTTGAGCAGTGGATAAAAGCTACGAAGCCTACGCATGTGGTAATCGATACCATTCGTTCGGCGTTCCCAGGTCTGCAAGAAAACTCTGCTGAACAATGGGGGTACATCAACCAACTGTGTTTGAAGTTACGTAATGCAGGCTTGGTTGTTTGGTTGCTGCATCACAGCAACAAACCGTCAGAGGGTTCGGCGTCGGGCAGGGAAGCAGGAAGCTCTAACCAACTTACTGTACTCGAAACCCAGATAAAGATTACACAGGTCTATTGGGATCAAGAGACTGCTGAAGTTAAGGCAGGCATCTACGAAGGTAATATTCCTGCTAGTCCGTTTCCTGATATACTTGCTGCTGCTGAAGCGGAAGGTCGCCGTATAGATGTGATGATGCAATTAAGATACGGCAAGGTAAGAGAGTGGTCAGATGCCCATGAGCCAGTATATAATTTAGCGTTCACCTCATCTTCTTTGGACGACACAGTAAAAGTAATCAGTCCCAAGACAGCGAAGCAAAGAGCACTGGGGTTTGCTAAAGAATGGACAGATGCGACAGGCGCAATTCGCCCACCACTATCAGATGGGGAGATTGCTGATAGGGTAGGTCGTCCTGTTTCGACAGTAGAAGATTGGACAAAATCAGTCCGAGAAACAGTAACCGCATCGTGGGTATCTAACTCTCAAAGTTAATTTTTTTTTGCGAAAATCGTTCGTACGAAATTCGATAAAATCGCGTCTACGTTTCGTCTTAGTTCTGCGTTCATACGAGCTACTGAGCGTAGCTCGTATTCGCTTGCAGTCGCCTACTTCGCTTGCGATTTTATCGTGTTCGTTCGTATTGTCAAGACAAAAGTAGGTATTTTTTAACAACTTCCGTTTACCCATAGTTGTGCATATGTTACAAAGTGAAACATGTTCACTCACGAGATTGCATTGAAGGGGGTCATGTCAAGGAAAACAAAGCTACCTGATGACGAGGTGGCTTGGCTAAAACAATTTCACAATACTTACAGTCACAAAGAATTAGCGGATCGATACGATGTCTGCGTCGATACGCTCAAACGAATTTTGATGAGGCTCAATCTTCAATACTTTCCAGGTGCCAAGTACCAAATCAAGCCGTCGCCAAAGAAATGGAGGCGGCCTTGTCTTAACTGTGGTTGTAAAAAACCCAGACCTAAGAACCAGTACCGTTGCGACCCATGCCTAGACAGAGAGGCAGACGCTAGACGAATAGCATACGAAGAAGAGCACAAAACTCAGGCGAGGAAGAAGCCTTACAAACCAGAGGTGCCGTTCTAATGGCTAATCCACAGAAAAGAAAAGGTGATAGGTACGAAGTAGACCTAGCACATTGGTTCAACGATCACATCTTTAACGAAAATCGATGCCAGCGAGCGCCACTTTCGGGTGGCGGTAAGATAGGAGTAGTGGGTGGTGCCGACATAATCGGTACGCCAGATATTTTTATAGAAGCAAAACGTGTCGAACGATTGAATGTACGGGAGGCTTTGAAGCAAGCCGAAAGAAACATACGACTTACACACGCACCAGAAAAACCAGTCGTCATTACTCGACGTAACGGCGAGAAACTGGGTGAGAGTTTAGTGGTCATGAGATTGCACGATTGGCGAGAACTTTACCTTGCGTACTTACTAGAGAAAGGCTCTCTTTCTTAAATAGAGGACGACATCTTGATCGCATATTCGGTATGTTCATTTTCATGGCACGTAAACCAAAGTCAAATTCAAAGCGTGGTAAGGCAGCTAGAGCTGCGTACCAGAAAATTTTACGAACACCAAAAACAACCGTGTCGGTTAATGGAGTTGTTCGTCGTGGCGGTAGCAGAAGTAATCGCACTAGCAAGCGCATGTAACGCAGCCTACGGGGTGATAAAACAAGCGGTACAAAACGGCAGGGAGATAGCCTCTGTTGCTGACAAAATAGGTGTGGTTCTCGATAGTGAAGAGAAGCTCAAGCACATGGTAGATAAAGATAAGAACTCTATCTACAATAAATTTTTGGGTAAATCAGCAAGCGACTTCGAGGCTTTCCAGAAACTAGAAGAACTTAAAGAGAATAGAGATAATCTTCGTTCGATGTGCAGACTATACGGGAGGCCAGGGAGTTGGGATCGCTTCATCCAGTTCGAAAGCGAAGCGCGTGCAGCACGGGCTGAAGCACGCAAGCAAGCAATAAGAGATCATAACGAACGAATGGAAATGCTAGGGTATGCAGCCGCCGCCTTAGTGTTCGTGGGAGTATTGGGTGTACTTGGCTACTTTGCCTTGAAGTACAAAGGGATAATCTAAAATGTGGGTGGTTGTGTTCGTAATGTTTGTTGGGAACGAGTACCGAATACAGCCAATGCCTTACATCTACGTAACGAAAGAACAGTGCGAAATGGCACGCAACAACAACGATGTAATTCTCGATCAGTCAAGGCCAGAGGGCGGCTTTTACATCTCGCGTTGTGTAGACATGGGTACGCAGACATGAGCAGCTCCGCTAGGGCTACGCTGCTTGATAGCCGATAGAAGAACATGGGGAACATGGTGGGACTTGAGCATATAATTACACTAGCCGTTGCGCTCATCGGCAGCGCAGGGTTTTGGAGCTTCGTATCGATGCGAGAGAAAGCACGACGCGATGCCAACAGTGAATATCAGAACACACTCAAGTACCAAGTGGATCGATTAGCTGAGAAGCTAGACGATAAGACAGAACAGATAGAACAATTATTGGGAGAGATCGCAGAACTTCGATCAGATTTAGCTACAGCAAAAGCTACGATTACACATTTGGAGAACCTTCTGCGTAATAGATAACTGATTAGCCATCAGGAAAATATCTATTCGGGACGTGCAGCAGAGTTTTATGCAGCGTACATTCTGGAACTTCTGGGACTACGAGTTACTCACGTAGACCTCCCTTACGATGACTTGTGGGTATCACATCCCAATGGCAAGCTGATACGCGTACAAGTAAAGTCGGCTCGTAAGCCATACCACAGACAAGACAGGTACTCAGACAACTATCGATACTGCTTCAAGGTCAACGAAGCCCGTAAAGATTTGTACGACGGTGTGTACCTCTTCGTAGCTCTCGATACTGGTGTTGTTTTGGCTCGCACATGGGACGACAAACCCCCCATATCGATTAAGATAAACCCTCTAGAGTTTACTGTTGAAGCTCAAACAGAAAGTTTACACAGGGAGTTTAACATTGAGACAGATTAAACAGATCATTGTCCACTGTACTGCAACCAGACCCGACTGGTGGGAAAAGAAAACCATTAACGAACAGGTCAAGGAAGTTGAGAAGTGGCACGTCGTAGATCGTGGATGGAAGGCGATTGGATATCATTACCTAGTAGGACGCAACGGCGAAGTCGTACAGGGTAGACCCATAGAGATGATCGGAAGTCATGCGCGTGGGCATAATAAAGATAGTATTGGCATCGCATTATTCGGTGGCTTCGGCTCAGACGCAGACGATCTAGCAACCGAACACTTCACACCACTACAGTTGGCAGCCGCCTACGATCTGATACGAAAGCTGCAAGGGCAGTACAACGTAAAGAACGAACGAGTGATCGGACACAATCGCATCTCGTCAAAAGCATGTCCTGGCTTTCGCGTACAGAAATGGTTGGCTGGCATGTCGCTCTCCGAAGCAACCGCCAAGAAACCAGAGCGTACGAAAGCAACCCAAAGTAAAACAGTTAAGGCATCGGCAGCTACAGTTGCAGCCAGTGCTGGTACTACCGTCACCGCATTAAGTGGTATGAACGAAACCAGTCAGTATATCATTCTCGGATTTGCTGGCATCACAATTCTATTCGGCATCTATATAATGAGAGAAAGAATAAAGGCTTGGGCAGAAGGCTGGAAGTAAATGTTTGGTATGCAGAAACTTCAATTATACGCGCTTGTCGGCGCGGCTTTCGTACTCGGACTGATTGGTATTTATTCTACAGGCGTTGCGCGAGGGCAAGACAAGATCAAGAGGAAGATAGACGAGAAGCGTCTATCGAATTTGAATACTCAGAAGGAAATTAAAGATGAAGTTAAAACTCTGGATGATACTGAGTTGTCTGAGCGTGCTAGTACTTGGGTGCGAAAGGATAACAGGTGATACGTACTGCGATATAGCCTACCCCATATACTTCGACAACGACAAGGTAGCCGATTGGTTAATGCAGAACGACAAAGAGATGCTCACCGACGTTATAGTTCATAACGAAACACATCATCGGGTGTGTGATTAGCAAGTATTAATTTTAGTTTGCCTATACAAAAGGCGAACTCAGTTCAGTTTACATTATTATAAAGTAGTGTTTATGTTACTCGGATGAAACCGATTGAACTTGATCTCTTAGAATTATTCGCAAACGATAAATTAGAACTCCTAGACTTCGACCACAATAAAAGGATGGGCAGTTTTATTTATTCGACTTGGGCAAGGTGGGATGTAACTGTTCACATTCTAAATGCTGGTGATGAGGGTATCCTCAGTACAGACCTTTGTAAGAAGTCCGAGTTAAGCCAGAGGGGGTGTAACAAAATCGTACATGACATGGTCATGGAAGGTTGGGTTATACATAAGTGCTGTACTGATAAGCCATGCCGCACAAAGTACCACTCATTAGTCGCTTCACCAGAGCTTAAAAACTTCTGGTCAGACTATACGGAGTACTGGGTGCAAAGGCTAAAGAATACTTACACACTCAGTAAGCACATCTAAAGTTTAAAAAAGTTTCATTTATTATCAGTGTCTTACGTACAAAGTTGTGCGTAATTATTAAAAGGTTGTTGACAATGGTGTATCGTAAGCACTACATATCAGATATAGAAGATAAACTTCTATCAACTCACTTATCAACTTTTAACGATCAGAAAGAAAACATGTCAGTACAAACTTTGAAGTTCGACCTAGCCAGAATAGAGGCGAAGTTGGACATTATTACAAATCTATTACTCAGTAATAGTACTGCCACTTCAAAGGACGTACTCAGCCCAGAAGTTAAAGTATCAGCAGCAGAACTTTCTCTGCTACGTACTATGACTTCAAAGCAGCATGTAACATCACAACTCCTGATTGAAGGTTGGTCAAACAAAGACATAGGCCAAGTCCTCAATATAGGGGAGAATACAGTGAAGCTACATGTGCGAGCCGTCTGTAAGAAAGTGGGTACAAAAACAAGGGGTCAAGCAGCTCTCGTCTTGAATGAAATATTCGAACGAGTTGATCCGTCAGATTACCAGAAAGCCTCTGGTGGTTTGCCAGTAGATTGGGCACGGACTTTTGAAGTCGGCAACGATCCACACGCTGCAATATATCGAAGGGAAGGTGTAGAGTAATGTATAAACCACCCCAAGATATATCTGTAAGACATCCAGACCCAAAGTTTAGATGGGCTTACTTAGTATCGAGATTTCACGACAGCTATGTTCACAAATCTCTACAGAAAATCAGATGTTTAGTTCGGTGCGGAGTACCGCAATCGGACTGGGTTGGGAGCGGAGCATGGGGTAGCCCTGTAGTTCCCCTAGCCCCACCGAAGGGAGTGTAACGGATGCCGTTATTTAAAGTTAAAAAGCGATCTGGTGGTAATGTTTACCAAGCAGTCGGTACGTACAATAA